AGTTTGAATTTTACGCACAGATGAGGTTTTCATTTTTTCGTGAAAGATAGGCAAGTTTCTGTAGCGTTGAACACCGCCAAAATGATTACGGACAATAAATGTCTGGTCAAATAAATCAAAACGACCTAAAAGATTTGGGTTCACAAACTGCATAATGCTGTATACCTCTTCAGGTTTTCCGTTTTCTATTGGAGTTCCAGTTAGAGCAAATCTAATAGGAACATTTTTAGATAAGTCCTTTACTTTTTTAGAACGTTTAGAACGAAAACCTTTAATAGCCGTAGCCTCATCACAAACTATTGCACCCCAAAAATATCTACGAACTATTTCCCAATCATTAACTATTGACTCGTAGTTAGTTATAACGTAATCAGCCTTCTGTCCGTCTTCGTACGCCTTTGTTCGCTGTTGTTTATTTCCGTCTACAACTACAGATACGACTCCAGAGGTGAACTTGGCTATTTCTTTCTGCCATTGATACTTGAGGCTTGATAGGGCTATTACAAGTATAGGACCCTTCTGTATCTGCCCCGTATCGTTTAACTTCTCAAGAGCCGCAATAGTCATGCAGGTTTTTCCTAAACCCATTTCATAAGCAACTAACATCTTCTTTTCGCCAACCATACGGCTTACCGCTTCAACCTGATAAGGCTTAAGAGTTCCTGTGAACAAGAAACGCCTCCTTACCCAAAACATATGACTTAGCGTTTTCTATGCCGCGATGAATCTCACTTATAGTCATATCTCCTGGGTCTTTAACATCTATTCCCGTGTAATCAAAGAAAAACAAGTTTAATCCGTACTTACGAGCATACGGGCGCATTGATTCTGCTGCTTTAAGTCCTGCTTCATCTTTATCAAACGCAGCAATTATCTTTTCTGCTCGGCGCATAATCTTTGCTTGGTCTTCGCTAACAATTGCACCAAAGGTTGATATTGCGCCTTCAACTCCTGCGCAACGAAGACGAACAACATCTAGAGGAGATTCGACAACAACAAGAATGTCTGTTGCCATAACTTCAACACCGAATACAGTCTTTGACTTTTTAACTCCCTGCGGTTGATTGCGAAAAAAGCGACCTGAAGCACCCTTTTCTTGCCATCCCATTAACTCAAATGAATCGGGATGGCGGATAGGAAGAATCCATGCTGAATGACTTACGTCCCAAAGTACGCCGTGGTGCTTTGCTGCTTCTGCAGTTAGGAATCGCTTTTTTAATTCAAATGCGGGAGGCTCTGAATACACAGCCAAACGAGCCTCTGACATACCTATTGGCTCTGCTTCAGGCTGTACATACTGTGGTAAATCCTTAATACGACGAAGAAGCGAATCAATTGGCAACTCTGTTTGCCCATCAATAAACTCTTTTGCTTCATGGTAATCGATGCCACGCAAATCACGAACAAGTGTGTACAAGTTTCCCTTGTAACCGCAAGAGAAACATATGTGTGCTCCTGTGACTGCGTTTATCCACCACGATGGGTGATGGTCTTCTTTTCCTGTGCGCTTTTTGTGCATAGGACATAGACCATTGACCTCGTCGCCACGTTGTGCCGCAAGTGGTAAATCAAGAGCAAGGAGTGTCTTTTCTACGTCCACTACTTACCCCAATTCATGCAGTATGTGCACTTGGTCATGTAAGTCTCATCGTGGAAACAGCCAGTCTCCCAACGCCATGTAATCGCTGTTTCACTGGGTGGACAGTTACGTGATTGAACAATCTTCAATAGTCGAATCTCTTCGTCTTCTTCAACTGGCTCAAGACCAAGAATGACATCTGAATCTTGGAAAAATGATGACGAATAACCAATGGAGTCTGCGGTTACTTTGCCAGCACGCATCTTCCACAACAAGGTCTGAGTGGTAATCACAATTGGCTTGTTAATCTTTTGAGCAAGGCGCTTCAAGGCACGAGTAATGTTAGTAATGGCTTGAGGAGTGTTCATCTCGCCAGTTATTTCATCAAGCATCAAATACACGCCGTCAACAAACACTATGTCAGGATTACACTGCTCAATCTTGGCTGATAACGCAGACACGGTGATTCCGTTTACTGCGTCAACAAGATGAAATGGGTGCAACTTCTCCATCTCATTGAGCATGTCGATGTAGCGACCTTCTTCTGCTGGTAGTAACTTTCCGCGACGCAAACGACCATGAGAAATCTGAGCACGCATCGCGTCATGGCGTTGTTGCTGCTCGTGGTTGTTCATCTCAAAGGATTGGAACATTGGGGTGTAGCCAAGTTTGTGAACATTGATGGCTATCTGTAGTGCAATTTGTGATTTACCAGTTTTAGGCGGAGCAATAATTGTTATTAACTGACCGCCTTGCAATCCTGCTGTTGCTTCATCAATTTTTTCAAAACCTGTAGGTATACCAAGAAACTTTTTGCTTTGTAAAGCCTTGTAGTCTTCGTAACGCTGTTCAGTGTTTTTAGAGAGGTCTACCTCATGAGTTCCAAGAACGCCTTGTTCGTTGACTTTAGCGATTGCTTGCTCCATAGCAAGAAGAGCAGCGTCGTGATTGTTATCTTGTAGAAGTTCAACTGCGTTCTCTAATCCTTGACGAGTAAGTAGACGACGACGAAAGTCAACCATCGTGTCAAGAAGATACTCAACAGTGTCTTGTACATCTAAAACTTTGTAGTTTGGATAGTGGTCTTTTACTGTTGTTGCTGTTGGAACTTCTCGGTATTCGCTGTAATGCTTTCTAACAAAAGACCAAACTTTTCTGTTTTCTTCATCTAAAAACCAACCGTCCTGAACTCCACGAGACAGCGCAGGAATAATGTCGCGGTCACGGATTACTTTGCTTACTAAGCGGTGTTCATTATCCGCTGCCATTTGCCCTCCCTCCAGAGTTAAAGATTGGCTAGTTCTATACCTGCTGACCCATATCTCGCAACTCGGTCAGGCTTATCTACAATGCCCTTCAAGTTCGGTCTATATGGAAGCAAACCTACCAATTCTTCTACGTTCTCGTACAACTGCCAGTAGTTAAATGGGTTAACTACCCTTCGTTCTAACTTTTCAAAAGACTTCTCTAACAGTTCTTCAGTCCAGTTCTCTGATTCAAAACCTGCAAGTTCTAAGGATAACCCATAATTATTGGACAATAACCACAGTTTATTTGTGGCAAGCAAGTCTATATCCCCTATTTTATAGGAGACTTTTTTGGCTAAAAGTCGTCTAGTCTCTTCTTCAACTAATTTTACCACTACATCTGTAGTGACTATAAGTTGTGGGGAGGAGACATTTGATATGTCTCCGTTTTTCATAGTACTTCTATTTTAGCGTACTTAACAACAAACTCACGAAACTTCTCTGCGTTATCGTTTGCCTCAAGCGCTAACTCTTCAGGAACTTCTTCTGGTATCAATACCGAGTACTGTCCTCCGTTAAACAGCATACGTTCATGGACAAATCGGACATGTTTGCACTCAAAAAACTTTTTCCATTTTGGACAACTGCATCGAAGTTTTTTTGTTTGAGTATCAACTTCAACTTCAAAAATACCAGCAGCCTGCGCAGAGATGAACAATTGGATTGTTCTCCACGAAGTCTGCATACTGCTGCCTTTCATACGGCTCCCCTCAAATCAGACCCAACAATTGGAACTCGTACAAACGCTTCCTGAGCAAAACTTGCCATTGCTTCGCCGTACTTATCCTGCCAGTTCTCCAGCATGACGTTGGTCGTCACTATAGTTGGTAACGCCTTGTCATACCTAGAACGAAGTATCTCATCAAATGATGTGTCGTCGTACTTTGAACCGTACTCTTTTCCAAGGTCATCAATGACCAGTAATCTGACGTTCAAGAAATCAACTTTAGAGCGACCATGTAGCCCATCGATTTCATACACCATCTGCTTCTTGTCGTCTGGGTCTGCATCGAATGTCGACTTCTTCTTCGATAAAAACTCAGGATAGGTCATGTAGTAGATAGGGCGAGCATTGAGGCCATAATCGCTCGCATTCATGCCCAGAATCTTGCGTGCCTCTTCGTCATCTTCTGGGAGACGTCGGACCACCTCCATAGCCGCAACAACTGCATGAGTTGTTTTGCCGATTCCAGGCCCTCCGTCAAATAGCATACCGACGCCGTTAGTTCCAATGTTGCCAACCTGCTTTATAACAAGACCGTTAACAACATCGTCAATCCACTGCTCATATTCAGGAGGGACATCTCCTGAACGCTCAACTAAGTCCGCTATTTCAAGACCAAGAAAACGACGTGGAATGTTAGATGTTCGTAAAAGCCAATGCTTTTTTATGGACATCAGATTATTAACGTCGTACACTATTTAGCCCCCTGTATCTTCTTTTCATAGCGTTCAAGTTGCGCTCTTCCAGACATTGAGTTTTGAAATTCTCGTCCATCGCTTGCTGTAATCACAGCCATCTTATCGGTAGGAAGTTTTTTCTCGGAGATTCTTCCAAGACCTAAATTCTCTCTTGCTTGATTCATCCTCTTACCAAACGATGCTAGGTAAAGTTTATACAAATTAGGCGCTTCATCACCGATACTTTTAAAGTGTGTTTCATCTGCCATAAACATCCGAAGCAACTCAAGTTCAATTAAAGCAGTTGTTCCGTATTGCTTTCTGAATTTAGAGAGCGCTCCTGATAAGGCTCTGACGTTGACCGTTCCTGGTAAGAGGGGATACTTACGCCCAACGCGAAAAGAAAACTCTGCAGCGACATCCATTGGGGTCCACTCGTGTTCTGGACGCTTGCCGCGAGTTTTGGGGTCGCGTTTTGAGATTTTCTGCTGTGGTGCATCTTTTGGTTCAATAAGTCCAAAGCCTGCCAGTTCATCGCCATTGTCATAGTTTCTCATAGGAATCTTTATCTCCTTTAATGAAACACCTTCGGTGTTTCTAAAATCTTTTAATTGATTACTATCTTGGCTATTAGGTACTAATGGCTTAATAGTCTTTTTACTAGGTGACTTATAGTCACGTGAGGTGTGGACATTTGCGTCCCCTAGACTAGTGGACAATTCAGTCCCATAGATTAATCGATATTCGTCTTTTCCTCGGTAGCCATTTGCCCTCTTGGTTCTCTTACGGTCTAGGAATCCCTGGCCTTCTAGAGCCTTCAGAGCCCTTCTTACGGTCTTTTCAGACACGTTGCCAGTACCTAGCCTCATCTGGTCTATGTCGATGCTTAGAGAGCCGTCTAGGGCTGATTTGTGGCATAGCAAAACCAGAAGTCTGAACTGGTAATCGGTTATGGGGGCTAAAAAAGCCCTGTGCGGCATTTTCACGGGCGTATCCTAATTATCGAAAGGTTTGAAGTCCTTTTTGTCAATGTCTTCTCGCAAACGCTCTTCAACAGCCTTGCTAATGGTATTTAGCACCCCGTCTTGAATATAGATGGCAAATGCTTCGATGAAGTTTGAAAGAGCCTCCTGCATTTCTTGATACAACATGTCGGACTCATCGTCTTCATCTATCTCAACCTCAATTACTTCAAGACCATCTTCAATATTCCACGTTTCAATAGCAAAGTCTTCTACGGCGTGAAGAGCAAGGTGAGCCTCAATGCTCTCCTCCCAAACCAAAGCCATGACATCTTCTGAAGTGACCTCTCTCAAAATTTCCTTTAATGGATTAGAGCAAAGGGTTAAGTCGTGGGCACCAAGTGCTAGTACATCTGCGTTATCTCCATCACTAAAAAACAGGTGATATTTTGCTTTAGTGTCCTGTAACGCTTTTGCTGAAGAAAGAATGAAGTCTGGATAATCAGCGATTATGGGTAATACAACAATTGCGTCTTTATTTAACTGAATTAAACGGCGCAAACCTTCTTCTACATTTCCATCCTTAAATGGAAGAACAAGAATTCTTTTCATAACCCCTCCTATAGGCGTGGCAGACGAGACTGCACTACCGTTGGTTTATTTAAGTACTTAGCCAGTGCCAAGGAAACAAATGTAGTGGCTGGAACCGTAACTACCAAGTTGAGGTCAATCCCGTGCAATACGTATAGCGCCCCAAAACTTAGTGGGAGAGCAAAGAAAATGTTTATATTAGATTTACCAATCCAGGCACCTAATAAAGTTAAATCTAGTAACTCAAGTAAGTAAGTGACTGCTAGGCCAGAAAGTAAAACTGCTAGTAATAGGTCTGTCATACAGACATCCTATACCGTTTCTGTATTAGCCTCCACACCCTCCTGAGAGCGCACAATCCATAGGCTGTTCAAAGGAACCCAATCAGTGATTGTTTTGTATAGTCTAGGTACCTTAAAATCTTTGTTGTAGTACAGGTGTGACACAGAGTTGTGCGCTGTTCCTTCCCATACGGCCCCGTACTGCGTAGCCAAAGCCCCATCAAAGTAGTCAGTCATTTTAGGTCCTGCCTCTACTTGAAAGCCCTCTACCCAAAGACTTTCTCCAGAAGCGCCTTCTGTTTCTACGTGAACTAAAAACTCTAAAAATGTTGCTATATCTTCTGAACTTACATAAACCGTTGCTGAGAATCTTTGCCACTCTGTAGTGGCTGTAGTGTTTACAGTTATGTCTCCTGTTAAGGGGGTGCCGTCATCTTGTGGCGTTAACTCTATTACTAATGGAATATCTGCAGATGCTTTTGCATAAAACGAAAGTGTGTAATAACTATCTAATCTTGGCGCAGCAGCGGTAGTAGTTTCTAGCGTTGCTCCAGAAGAGACGTCAAGAAGCAAAGACTGTGTGCCACCTGGAGAATCGGAAGGCACGTCTGAATCTAAAGAGTCATCATCAGCCGTTATAGTCCATGTTGCAGTATCGACCTCAAAAGATGGGTTTAAAACATAATTTGCTTTATTAGAGTTTAGAAATACATCTATTGCTCTTGCTTCTTGATACGATGTGTTGTCTGTGTTTTCGCCATCTTCTACATAAATTTGGTCAACGTAGTAAGTTCCAGCAGCACTGAAGTTGAATTTTAAGGACGCGTAGACTGCATCTGCAGGAGTCTCTGTAGTTTGCCATGACGTTTTCCACGTGTTGTTAGCCGAGTTAGTCGTGCCGACAAAATCTGCGGCTAAGTCTGTTCCATCTTTGTCATAGAATTTGACAGTAAGTTTTACTGTTCCTGAACTAGGAGGAGACTTATATTTGTATCCAAAAGTAAAGTCTGTCTCTGCTTTTACAGGCACTCCCTTACGAATTGGGTCATCTGCTCCAAGGGTAATGTATGCGGCACCTGACGCAATTACTTTTCCCGAATACACTTCATCAATAACGTAATCTGTGGAAACGGCCACTTGTTCATCGCTAGATGTTAACGTGCAGGTATTGGTTGCCCAATTACCAGTTCCGCCATAAAAAGTTGAATCTTGAGCAGTAAGCATTAGATTAGGAGAAACTGTTATGTCTGGCTCATACCCTGTTAAACACTCTGTATAAGTTTCAAGACCTGTTTGAAGTCCTTTGTTTTTGTACATGTAGATTGCTTCTCTAATAAGTCTCTTTTGACTTTTTACAGGAAGGCTAGGCTCTGTATTTAAACCAAAATTCAGTGTTTCTAGTGGAAGAAGATTATAGGCCGTTTCTTCTGAGTTTGAAGTATTGGGCTTTAAAAGGTCTATTTGAGTCAACAATTGTTCGTAGGTAAATGACATTCCCTCAATAAAAGCATATAGGGAAGAAGTTTCGTCTGTGACTCCTAGAGGACTTTGAACTGCGCTTGTATAAACTTTAGGAATTATGTCCATGATTCTACGTTGAGCGCTATGGTCAGAAGGAACGGTGTCTGTTATTTCTCCCGCTACTACCCAATATCCTAAATCAATAAACAAAAATACTCGGTAGTAGATTTGTCTACCAGGAAGTATCTCTGTAAGTCCAGTTCCGTCTTCTGAATCTACAAAAGATAACCGCGATACATTTCCTTCTGTTGCGGCTTCTTCCCAAATTATTTCTCCGTCTTCTGCTGTTTCAGGATACCCAATTTGACTTCTCACAAGACGTATTTTTGAGAAATCTCCAGAAGGAGACTGCCATTTAACTTCTGTTTTATCAAAGTCTAGTACTACTAAAGACATTGGTTCAACGGAATAAGCAAGCCTTGGTTGTAGACCATATTTTGCTGCTCCGTAAGAGAATGAGCCGTAGCGTGCCATTAGTTTCCTACGCTACGTTTCCGTATACCAACCAGTTATCGTTGCTTAACTTTATTAACGTTGCAACACCGTATTGTCCTTGGATGTCTACAGAACCGCTAATTGAATATCCACTTAATGTCACGCCTGTATCTGGTGATATTGTCACTGTTCCACTGCCTTTTTGAATTATTAAAAAGGTTTGGCCTACAACAAACTCGTAGTCTGCGTCCTTTGGTATGGTTATTGTTACTGCACTTGAACTTGTAAATTCAAGTGCTTTACCCGTGTCATTTACTCCTAATGTGTAAGCAGTAGACGCACTAGAAGATACAATCCTTTGATGCGCAGTTGGAAATGCTGAAGCAACAGGTAGCCATTCTGTACCAGTCCAAACATAAGAGGGTT